GTACAGTAGAGAATTGCCGTCGGATTTGGTCGGCCTCCACCAAGAAAGATTCCACGGAAATCAATGGTTGTTCCGTAATTCATGTAGACATAGATACGTTGTAGGGGGTTTACATTTACAGCATAGGGTGCGGTGAGAATATGCGTCACAGGATCTGCGTAGGTAGATCCATTCAAATCAAAGCCGAGCATATAGGCCGGATTTTTCTTTGCAGAGAGGCCTGGATTGAATACATTACGATACTCATCATTTGCACCAGGACCAAATAAAAATCCAAAATTGTTGGTACCGTTTGATTTGACTGTCAGAAGTTGTGTAACTTTATCAACATTGGCTGTATATGTATTTACACCATCTGCGGCAGTGAGAAGTGGGGCGAGAACTTGGCTAATGTAGAGGGGTGTATAGAGTCCAGGAGGAAAGGTGACTGTCTTTATAGCCGTACCTGTATCAAAAGAAAATGAATTATAGGGTACATCAATCGTATAGATAGGTACAGGAACTGTTCCACCCACGATTGTCATTGACTTAATACCTTGAATCGGAAAGGGGGCGACCCATTGAAAGTCTGCCGGATTCGGATATTTTACAAAGTCACGGTCATTGCTATTGATTTCAACACGAATGACGCGTTCGCTACGGGCAGGAATCTTAATGTTCGCAGCACCTGAACCACGCGTAGTGAATGCTGTGGGGTCTAGTCCCGTGTCATTTTTACCATTTACAAGAGGTCCAATTTGATAGTTGGGTTTGGGGTTTATATTCATTCTATGTGCTACTCCTTTTTTGCGGGAGGCTTCGGTATCGCATTTGCTGCAACCCACATCTTAAATCCATGGGTCTTCTCAATGAAATAGGAGGAGCTGAGCATCTTCTGTGCAAGAGTTTGTAGATTGCGTTGCTCTTGAGTGAGAGAAGCAAGAAAACTGCGACCCTCTGCGGAGATTGGATGCTCAGGATGGGAATACTGCATTTGTAGTTTTAATTCTATTGTATATGCCTATCAAATTTAGGGTACAATTGTACTTTTTTCATTTCCTGTTTCAACGATTCGATTATAAGGTCCATAAATTGTTATGAGTGAACGTGAAGTTAAATCTTCTAAAATTGTATCAACGGCCTCTCCAGGCAATGAAAAATACGGCATTATTTTTCCAAGAGATGATGGGTTTACAATATATGCATAACATCCCGTAAATCGTTTAATTTTCCGAATATCTCCCTCTGGTTCAGCAAAGTATTTTTCATGACCATATCCGAGTACAATCATATCCCAATCATTTGGTATTTTCTGTAGAATTTTGTCAAGATGTTTGTTAAAATTGGGCGCAAGTAGAATATCATCTTCAAAAATCAAAACACCTGCATTTGATGAATAGTCTTGTTTTGCGATATACTTCCAAAGTAACAAATGTGAAAAAAGTGCACCGACTTCACCCTGACGTTTCTTTGTAAAGTCTTGAATTGCCCAATGAGCCACGCCCATTTCACGAAATTGTTTTTTGGGTATCTCTCGTCCATTGACCGCATTCCAACGCTCAAACTCCATATTAAAAGGCTTAAGTTGTTTTTTGAATTTGGCTAATCTATCCGTAGAGGATTCTAGATTAATTACATACGTTTTTTCAATATGTAAGGGCGTGGGTTTTGGAGGCGGATAGAGTGTTAGAAAATACACAGTTACTGTAAAAAGTACTAAACAGAAAATGAACAGGCTTCCCGACATCTACTATAGTACTTTTTAATGTTAGGTTCAATAAATAAAAAACAGAGAGGATAGGGAATGAGTGTAGATGAGATGCTCGTACATCTGAAGCGAAAGGGTCATCCGTTCGCATCATTCAAAAAAGGTGATACAATTCATGTGAGCAATAAAATGGTGAAGGGGTATTCGTATATACTTGAGGAGGCACCTGGAACCGCCATGGCCTTCAAACCGTATGCAACACCTGGAGAGATGTTGGCAGCAGGTGTCTTTGAAGGAAAGTATCTGAATGACTGTATTGGCGAATTTCCTTCCGAATGGTACGCGGGTGCGATTATGCTTGACAAACTTCGTCCCGAAGGTGCAGATATTTCCGTCAATGCCTTTAGCGTGGGGTCACGACAGCCTCTGAAGGCGTGGCGCAAAGCGGGTTGGGTGCCTGGAGGTGGTACAGATAAACGCTTTGGAGTGCTGAGTAGCCGTGCAAAAAATCCCGATGAGCGCGGATGGTTTCAGTGGTATTGTCGCTATTGGATGGGTAGGCGGCTTCCTGAACTTGATGAAATCCAAATCAAGCGCTGGCGTGCGTTCACACGGCATGCAGGACAAATTCGGGCAAATTGCTCACCTGGTGATCTGACCTGTCGGCCCGTACAACGGCAGGCGTTGTTACAGTGGGCACATAATCCTTTTATCTAATAGAGATGGGTCAAACACGAAAACTCAAAAAGTACTGGGGCTATCATTTAATTGTGGAGGCGGGTGGATGTGATCCAGAAGCACTACGGTCAAAAAAGACAATCACCGACTTTAGTAAAAAACTTGTAAAAGAGATTGATATGATCGCGTACGGTAAACCAATGATAAATAATTTTGGTAAAGGAGATAAAAAGGGTTTCTCTCTCGTTCAACTTATTGAGACATCCAATATCACCGCGCATTTTGTTGACGCGACAAATGATATTTATTTAGATATTTTCTCCTGTAAATTATTTAGTCCCCGTGACGCAATTGCTGTATTCAAAGAGTTCTTCTCTCCTCAAAAAATACGTGTTCGTTTTCTCAAACGACAGGCACCGCATGTATAATCTCTGTATAATCTGTAGATGCTGCGTGTAGCAATAGAACCGAATACCTTTATAATAAAAAAATCGCAGGATAATCAAAATCCGTATTGTCATCATTCACCTATTGATAAAAAAACTGTGAAGAGACAGCATGATGAACTTCTTAAGGAATTACCTGCGTTACTATCGGTGAAAGTTGAGCCCCATGTATCTGTTTCTGATATTGTATTTGTTGCAAATGGAGGATTATCGCTGCCTCGTCTTTCATACCCTGCAGTGATTCTTCCTTATATGAAATATGCACAGAGGAAGCGTGAACTTCCGTATTTAAAAGCACTTTTTCAGGCTCTTGGTGTGAAAAATATATCCTTTCCAGGTTCACAGGATGCGCCTTTTGAAGGACAAGCTGAACTCAAATGGTTTCATGGAGGAACAAAAGCGATTTGTGGCTACGGCTATCGGTCAACAGAAAAGACATTTCAAATTCTGGAGAAGCTTTTAACTCAAATCTATATGGCAGAAGGTCTCCGTCCGCCCGAGCTACTTGTTGTACCAATCGAATGTTTTGATTATTATCATTTAGATGTTTCTATGCTTGAATATGATGATACTAAGTGTATCCTACATAAAAAAGCATTTAGTGTGAAGAGTATCGGCAAAATAAAGAAATTTCTGGGTGCAGCAAATGTCACTGTTCTAGATACACTTGATTCCTTTTGTTTGAATGCAGTTGTAGATGGAAAAAGACTAGTTACACATAAATTACAAGAGGTAGGATTGAAAGAGAAGCTTGAAAAGATTACAGGTAAACAAATTCATCAAGTAGAAACAAGTGAGTTTGAAAAATCAGGAGGTTCTGTTCGCTGTATGGTGCTCGATATTTTCCTATAAAGACCTGTACAACGGCAGGCGTTGCTACAGTGGGCACATAATCCGTTTATCTAAGAGATTCTTATAATCCTATCAAAGGCTGCTTGAATAAGTTCTTTAACATTATTTTGATGCCTACCGCATGAACAATTGCCAGCAACTCCACTATGACCACAGTTTCCAGTTGGTCTTGACCCCCCTACATAAGTTCAAATTTTTGTAAGGGTGTGGCTTAATCGCTTTTCTTGATAAACCTGTAGATGAGTGGGCTCAAGTTCCATGTTCTCTGTAAAACGAAGAATACAGTCTGGGACCCAGATGAATCACCCTTGCCTGCACAACTCACCTTTGTAAAGACTCATACTGAGGCAAATGTACTTGTTTCAAATAATGAATTTACATTGAAACAGGCACTTGAGCATAGAATTCAAAATCGTCGCCCCATGCCAAAGGCGTGTATTCTCTGGACGATGGAGCCGTATTTTTCAACACACACAGAAAAAAAACTCAACCTCTACGGAATTCCTATGCATATTTTCAATCTCTGGAACCAAAATTCTCTTTTTAACAACGGAATCTTTCTCTTTCAGCAACATCCTACTTTGCCACTGAAGCCACTTCATCGCGAAGTGTATCGTTGTAAGGATAGTCTCATCAAAATGGTCGCCCTTATGAGTTATCCCAGGAGTTATGCAAAAGATACTGAGGCAAGGGCTACCTTTGCACTGAATTGTGCGGATTACTGCGATATTTACGGAAAGGGGTGGCCTGGCACAGTCTCAAAAGGATCTCACTCCGATTGGCAGGCAACCAAACCTGGTATTTTAAGTAAATACGACTACAATCTTGCTCTGGAGAATTGTATACAACCGCATTACATCAGTGAGAAACTCTGGGACCCGATTTTTACAAATACACTACCCATCTATCGTAACAATCGCAGTGTCTATTACACATTTCCTCGTGAATCGTTTATTGACCTCGATGACTATACTACGGCAGAAAAACTGCGGCAGAAAATCTATTCAATGTCACTCGATGAATATAATGCGAGGATCGAAGCGTGCTGGGATTCAATGGCTCAAGCATGGCGTGTAAATCAGGAGGCGACTGAATCATTTTGGACACGCTCTGCACAGGAGGTCATGAAGGTGGTTGATACTCTATCGTAAAATTTGAGGCATTAATATGGGTGTAGTATATATAAGAAAATGCATTACCGTCTAGAACTTCTTGTAGAACCTTGGGCAACAAAGTACTACAAGACGGATAAGAATCGTAGCGATGAGAATGCTGGATATGATCTGTATTGCGAGGCTACGGAAATTTCAGCCTATAGCCACGCCGTTGTCTTCCTGAATCAGGGCGTCCGAGCACGGATGCTGCGTATTCTGGGAGCGGAACCCTCTACGCCGCATGCGTCGACTCATTATACTCATGGACTTCAGATTGAGGAGGAGGTTCACTACCGTCTCGTACCGCGGTCGAGCATCTGTAAGACGAACCTCTTCATGGCAAACTCCGAAGGTATCATTGACAAGTCATATCGTGGTCCCGTCAAGGCTCCTGTAAAGAATTTCATGATACAGTCACTGTCAACTGTAGAGGAGGGTACGCGTCTCTTTCAGATTGTAGCTCCTGATATGGGGTGGATTAAGGAGGTGATTCTCGTCGAGAGCTTACCTGAAACGGCACGCGGTGAGGGTGGCTTCGGCTCAACGGGAAAATAAAAAGGCCCAGTAGAAAAATGATGGTGCGTTTAGTTTCCATTTTTTCTTTAGTCGCCGCGGCGGCCGCGCAGAGTTGTACTTCTTTGAGTTCGGTTGTACAGGGAAATACGAACTCTCCTCCCGCAGGACTCGGTATTCCTGGCTGTGCTTATGTCACTGCAAACTCGGCGGCAATCTGTAATATGATGGCTGCATGGGATATTGCTAACTCTGACACATGCTACCTTAAAGGACCCGGTTATGGATGCACGATTAATTCTGGCCAGTTTTCAACAACGGTCGCACTCTATTGCCAACTTGGCCCGGCAGCCCCTGTAGGTACGGCGACAGCGAGTGCATCTGGAAGTGCAACACGGACAGCAATACCTAGTGTAAGTGGCTTGGCAAGTGTATCGGCAAGTGGCTCGGCAAGTGTAACAATAACACCAACAGCAAGTGGTTCTACAAGTGCTTCAACAACGGAGACAAGTACATTGACCGCTACACCTACACCGAGTCAAACACCGACTCTATCACTTACATCCTCTATAACACCTACACCTACACCAAGTCAAACACCCACTCTATCACTTACGTCATCCATTACACCATCTTATTCAATGACACCTACTGGGTCACCCTCTATGAATGTTGTAATTATCTATGAAAATGCTCCACTATCAAAAGGTCTTGTCGCAGCCATCGCATTTTCATCTATCTTTGGATTACTTGTGGTTATTGTCTGTTGTGGAGCGGTTGGAATTTTCTTACGGAGGTCTTCTCCTGCTGCTCAGGCCCTTACAGAGCGCCGCGCCTCGGCTGTCGCTGAGCGTAGAGCATCTGTGACTGCTGTCACTGAACGCCGACCCTCCAAAGTGGCCGAGCCGCGTAGAAATTCAATTGTAGAGCCTGAGCGTCGTAAATCAACTCTTGAACTTCGCACAGTTGAAGTTCAGATTGAGAAGAAAGATCTGACATAAAATAAAAGTGTAAAGAGCACACCTCCCCAAAATGTATCCGCCAGTGCAAACAGTGGCTGATATTTTTTCAGTGTGGCAAGATTGGTAAAATCATAGACCGCATAGGTGGCTGCACCAAGTCCGAAAGACTCGGCAGGAGTTGTAGGAATGGTTGCGAGGAAGCCGAGGGCCAGATAGACTACTACAGCAGGAACTGGATTGAGTACTAAGGTAGAACCCTGTATATCACGAATCATGTCACTGGACCACTTTGAACTGATAAAAAGCCACGGTAAATCAAGTAAAAGTCCTGCAACAGCCAGAATAAGAACCGTAGTGAGTGTGGCGCGTTCAAATAGCATTGAATGACTCTTCTGTTTTAGTAAGGAAAATGTCCGTCCATCTGGAGGCATTTGAATGGACAACGGAACCGAAACGGTTGTTCATAGCGGGAGGTCTCAGCGAAGCAATTCAGGTATTCCTACGAATTCAACAAGAACTTCTCTTTCGTGGTAGACGTTGTCTGGTTCTTACAGAGGACTTGAAATCAGGACAACGGCTGCGAATCTTTCAAGAGTCGTGGGATTTTGTTATCCGAATCCGAGGAAACATTGACTATTCACTCTTTGCATCCTATCTTCAAAATGCTGGCAAGCCGATTTCAGTCCTCTGGGTCGGCTCGGAGGTGCCTGGGGTCCTTTTAAAACGATTTGAGTCGGTTCACTGGGTCTGTTTTGGTAGTGGATTACCGAGTGTCCGTGATACATATTATACTTTTCTCAGTCCTCTACTCGCTCCGCTAAAATATAAAGAATGGTTTCTTGCACAGGGCACACTACAGGGTATGGCTGTGCTCGATAGTCTAGAAGACTTTCGAGAGAAGAAGGCTGGGCTTGTAGTCTGTCCGAATCGGTCCGTTAAATGGTACGATGCGGCGGGACTTGAAGTACGCGGTACTGAAATTGGTGTTGAAGATGTATGTGAGGTTCTCAAATGGTGCACTTCACAGCTTGAAAGTTCGGAGGATTAGCAGGCGATTGCTGCGCCCTTGCCAGAGCACGTGTGGTTCACACACTTTCTCCCGTTAGGGCAGCTATCGGTAGCAGTGTCAAAACCCTCATAGCCCATCGACCAGCGCCACACCATCTTGTGCGTGAAGTGGTAGAGCAGGGCAAAGATCAGGCCGTGAACGAGCGCAACCGTAAGCTTAGAGCCTCCAGGGGGGATGCGCAGCAGCATGCCAGGCGTCAGGAGAACGAACAGCAGCGTGGTGAATAGAGTCATGGTGATATTCATTGTATTCTATACTTAACCAGAAGATTTAGTTCAGTATAGAGACTTAATACGTAAATTTATTTACTGCGCTTCCAAACAGTCCCGCTTGCTCGCAAAGCCCTGCGCCTCCCAATCCTCGCACGGGATAGTGCCACCACGCTGCTTCTTGAAAAGCTTGAATGTGCCCTTCTTGGCGACATAGCCTAACTTACGCAGCTTGCGGATTGCCTTGAGTCCCGCGGCGTGCTTGCGGCGGCTCACAATCTTGCCCTTGTGACGCATAAGATCCTTCTTGGTCAGGCCGCCGGACGTGTGGCGGGCCGTGCCGTGCCATACCTGGGCCTTGGAGCCCGTGGCCATCTTGGCACCACCGACAAGGTTGTTGCCACGATTCTTGCGTGTACGACGACCGCCAGCAAGCAGAGTCTTCTTAGAAGCGTCCATTCTATATTCAAAGACTAGATAAAAATCTACGCAATGGCTTCTACGCATGACTCTTCTTCTCGGCATCAGTGAGTTCTCCCCACATCTTGCCAATCTTCTTGCCAAGTTCAGGAATCTTCATGCCAGGATTCTCCTTCATCAGTTGAGGGCGCACCTTATTTGCAAACTTCATGTACCCACTCAGCTTGCGCTTGCCACCATCTTGCTTATTCTTACGGGTCTTATTGGCTTCCTTGCGATTCTTCTTAACCTTTCCACCACCTTCGGCATTAGAATTTGTAGCCGGCTGAGTTGTTACTGAGATTTTAAGCTCATGCTCGGGAGCAATTGTAACTGTCTTTCCATTTAATACAGGCTCTACAGTTCCCTCAACTACTTTCACCGTATAACCAAAATCAGCAGGTGCCAGTTGAAGTTCATTATCTGTTAACTTACTTGCAGAAGGTGGGGGCATTTCTACTAACACCCTACATTTGGAGTCGGGGTGTCTGACCATTACGAATCTGGGAAATCAAACTCGCAATCTCCTTCGGGTCGTAGACACCTGCAAAATGGACGAGAAAATCCCCCTGCTCCCATAATGGCTGCCCTTCGAGCCCTCGGAGAAACGCATTGAACTTCTTATGCTGCGCCGTAATCTCCGTTTTTGCAAAGTCTTCTTCGTTTTCATCAAGAACCTTAATCATCGCGGCGTTTTCCCACCAAACATGATATAAATAGTCAGTTTTCTGCCACACCTTCTCCCAAAAGGCCCGCATCCACGCCGTATTTCGGAAGAGAATATTACCAGAATTAATGTGACCGCACGCGTCCAGTGTCATAAGTAGGTCCTTATTGGCTGGAAGCAAGGGTACCATACAGTCCTCGAGTCGAATCGTGGGATTTGTAATGTAGACATCTGCGTCAGACAACCAGAGAAGTGCCCCTTCAGGAAGGCTCTTCATAACCGCAAGAACAAACGGTATCTTTGACCACGGAATGGGGCGGTCACGGTCCCAGTGTTCTTCTCCACCCTGAATGTATGTATAGCCTTGCTTTGCTGCATAGTCAACCTTTGAGTGTAGGGCCTCACGAAGACCCGTACGATAGTCTTCGCCAATCACAAGTGTTAGAATTGTAACACTCATTTGCTGATAGTTTATTGTGATAGCCTTAAAGTAGTAAAGCAATGTAAAAATTTGAAACTTCAAACCCACTCAAACAATACTACAAATATACTATGTCAAAAGAGCGTTTCGAGTATTTCAAGAATAAGGAGGGTGACTATGTCTGCAAATTCTGTGATAAGACAACTACAAAGCAGAGTACTATGCATATGCATTATAAGGCCAAGCATTCGGGTGAATTGCCCTTTGTCTGCGATATCTGTGATAGACGATTCTCACAGAAGCAGATTCTAGATCTACATACGCGTGCTCGTCATACAAATGAAGAGGAGATTGAAAAGTATCAGTGTCCCTGCTGTGAATTTGAATCTCAGAGTTTTGCGAACCGTATTATCCACTTTACTCGGAAGCACTGTCGTCACTACTTAGATGATATGAAGGACGGTACAGGCAATGAGATTACTTGTACCGAATGTCAGAAGACTTTCAAGAGCAGCACCGCGTTTTACTATCATGCAGGGAAGTGCCTTGACAGTATTGATGGAGTTACTATTCCTCATCTAGATGAAGTGCTCACTGTAGGTTAGCCTAATAAGGCGTACTTACTCATCTCTCAGATTGTTCATCTGTTGAACAAGACTGTAGAGATGATAACCCCCTGCTGCAAAGGTAAGCATGAGTAGCAGTTCATAATACGGAGTCTCCGTATTTTTTCCTTTAAGGCCAATCATAATCAGAAGCGGTCCAATGAGCAGTGCATGAATGAGGTTCACATACATAAAAGGTGATGCATTGACAAAACGAACATACGCCTTGTAGCCGTGGTAGAGTGTCAGTACAATACCGAGAATTAGAAGAGTTGTAAAGATTTCATTTGGTGTAGCGGACCGTTGAAGGCCAACATAAAGAAAAAAGGGCACCACAAAAAAGATGTGGAAAAGCGATAAGACAATGTGAGTGTTCATAGGATTCTAAGTAGAGCACGGCTATTTTCAAGTGCCCCTTCAATCCACGCCTGCTTCATGGAGAAACTTTCACCACAGATGAAAAGATTCGGTAGGTCATTGAATGGTCGAAGACTCTCCCTACTGACTTTGTAAGGGTCATAGAGACCGGGCACCCAGTAGGTTGCACCTGATTCCCACGGATGCGATTTTACCACACGAGGATACGGAATCTCTCTGCCTGGAAAGAGTTTGCGACATTCATCTGTGAGGATTTTTCCCAGAACTTGTTCGGCAATCGGTTTCGTACCCTTTGCAATATTTGTCCAGACAATCGAATCACCTGCATCCGTATAGGAGATCATAACAATACCGAGTTCTGGGCGAACAGGAATAAAATAGCGAAGCTGGGTTTTTGTCACAAACTTCGGAAGATCTTCGCACCAGAACTTGCCGTTTTTTCCTGGAGGAAAGACGGCGTAGATACGATGAAGCGGTTCCATCTTCACGCACTGTAATGCAGGTAATGGCTTGAAAATTGGAATTTTCTTGAGTGCATCTGCATGGAGTGCACAGATGACATTTTTTGCCTGCACTGTTTTGATTGTTCGAGTATTTTGCAGTGATGGGCTTCCTGTGCTGAACCAAAGGGTTAACAACCCATCCATTTCAGGTGCAAGATTTTCTAAGGTGTGGTGCGTATAGATTTTAACACCTTTTGATTCGCACTCCTTTGCTACGGCGTGAATTAGACTATCGAGCCCCTCCTTACAGACAGAGAACTTCTGATGTGCTCCCATTTCATGAGTGAAACTCTGTAAAGCAAGATCTGCACGCAGTGTATGGAGTTCTGCACGATACGGAAAGGGGTCCGTAAAAGCCTTGGCCTTTTCAGGGCCAAAAATACCGTCTAGAACTTCATAGAGTGTGTGAGTACTGAGAATTTCCTGGGGTAGTATTTTAACAAGTGGGAGCCATGTACGAAGACTATCATCGAAGGGATTGGGCAGTAAGGGTGACCCATAGGTTTTTACCCAACCTGATTCTCCTGATATCGGTATTTCATGAAGCCCATACTCTTTTAAAAGTGTGCGTGTCATTGTATGACTTTCATGAATACGACCTGCACCCTCCTCCCATTGTAGGCTATTATCACGAAATGTCAAGACTCGACCCCCAAGAACTCTGTATTTTTCAAACACGGAGATCGTTGCATGTGTAGTACGCCTGGCCAGTTCGCGGGCTACATAGAGCCCTGCGATACCGCCTCCGATAATGGCATAGTCGAGTACCATTTACTTAATAAAGATAGAGTTAATCCAGCTCATCACTTTACCCGTATCGGCACTGGTCACCTTATCTAGAAATTCAGTGTCCTGAATTGCAATAAATGTCGGAATCTTTGATACTTGACAGTACCCAGGTGTATACTTGTTTTGATCAATATCGCACTTGAAAAAAGTGACCATGGGGAATGTCTCAGCGATCTTCTTGAGATCAAGGTCGCGGCAGTATCCGCACCATTCTGCAGTGAAATAGACAACCACATATTTCGGCATTACCTTAATGCGCTCATCCTTTCCACGGGCGATAAGAGCTTCAAAATACTTATGATCCGGGAGGGGTGTCATTGTGTACATCGGGTGGGACATCGTTATTATTTGCTTGTTTGGAGGATTTATTTGACGGTGTAAATCGCGCCCATGTGAGCGTGAGGGCACCAGCTAAAACAATAAGTGCTGTCCCAAAGAAGACATATGAACTCATGTTGCTAGCAGCCTCTAATGCACCACCTGACTGTACTGCGGCGGCCCTGAGTTTTGCAGGGTCGGTGAAGGCCGAGATTGAATCCGCTGCACTCAGAAGTTCAGGTGCCTTTGCAGCCAGTGCAGCTGTGCTCTTTACAGCGGCCACGGCCGGTGGAATTGTTTTTTGAACGGCATCAATGACAGGTGGAATCACCTTTTCAACGGCACACTTTGTATCGACGACAAGGCCAAGTGCTGCCCGAATAGGTCCCAAGAAAGGGGCAAAGGGTCCTGTGATAATTGCGAAGAGACTCTCACTTGATTTTATCTTTTCAAAGGCGCTCGGTGTCATCACATTTCCAGCGGCACCATTCTGATTCATGTAGATAGTTGAAGGGAAGAATCGTGGTGTTCCATCAACAAATAGGGACTTTGTATCATAGAGAAGATAGAGTCCAGAATAGGCCGTCCATAAGAATGAAAAGATTGCAAGTATACCACTCAGTGTAAAGAGCAGCATTACAAGTCCACCCATAAAATCACCTGCTGCAAAATGACTGAGTCCAAAGGGGAGGCCCAGGAATCCAACATAGAGAAGAAAGAAGAAGGGACTCGGTACCGTATCAGGTGCGGGACTCGATGCACCACCTGTAAAAATACCCGCACCGAGACCAGGTCGTCCAATATACGGAACAGAGAGACCGTATTTCTCTACAGAATCCCATTCGGCAAAGGTCTGGACAATATCATAAATCCACCAGAAACCGAGACCAAGTAAATTAACCATCACTTTGAGTGCCGCCGTGCGCGGCGACCGTAGAAGAATATGGTCGAGTGCAAAAAAACCACCGATAATTGTAATAAAAGTGAAGAGAGTCGGCGAGATTTGTGACCCTCCCCATGACTTCGCGGATGTATGGTCAAATGAACCTAGGAAAGACATCCCTACTAATCTGTATCCGTCTTTGTGCTTGGCAAACAATCCGTAGGCACTTCAAATCCCTTGGCTCGGAGATGAGTCAAGAACTCAGATGGAAAGCATGGAGCCTCAAAGAATGTCTGTAGTGGCTGTGTGGGGTCGGGTAGACGAATGGAGACGGGGCCTGATGTCATTCGGAATCCAAACTCGCTGAAATTTGTCAAGACAAAGGTTCCATTCGATTGCGGATAGAGTTCAAAGTTACGTAGGGCAAATCCATGCTTCCAGAAGAGGAGCCAGAGGTCTTCAAATTCATCATACATAACATCGGGCTCTGTCCAATCGAAATCCTTTTCAAAGGATTCACTCGCCCTTGGAATCCACCATCTCTCAAATGAATACTCTTGAATCAGTTTACGGCCAAGGCGTCGAACTCTTTGCTGTGTTATTGAATCATGCTCCATTATCTGTTATCATTCAATGAGAGCAGATAATCGTTTCAATTTTATAGGTACCTTAAATTGTAAAGAGAACTCCGCCAAATCCATCCACTACACGCAGTACATTATGGTTCGTTGCATAGACGCGAACAGTACAGTTGCCCAGAGCGGGAACTGTTGTCTGACTGGTCATAATTTGAAGTACAATACTATCAATACGGCTTGCATTCATTGAACCACTCGGCTGAAGTTCCTCAGGACGGAGTGCAAGACTATAACAGTAGATATAATCATCGGATGGAATGGTTGTATGGCGTTGCCACGGTTGAACAAGGCGGAAATAGGTGGCATCGCGAACTTGGAAGCGGTCAAACCCGTCGAGTTGAAGAACAGCATTCGCGAGAATATCTGTACGGGTTCCTGTTTCAGTTACGCTCAGACTACTGAAGTTGAACCACTCCTTATTATCAATGACCATCTGGCGTTGAAGCACCCAGATAAACTCGCGAACAGGATGATTGAATTCAATGGGTACAGGAATAGACTGTGAACTAGGAGGAATGGCAATTTGTGAGGTATATTGAACCTGCTCAATTAGATATTCGTGGGCGGTGCTGACAAACCGACGACGCTCATCCACATCAAGATAGACAAAATCACCCCACATTGTGCAATCCGTTATATGGGCCGGTTTTACGGTAATATCCGTACAGTTTTCAACAACATTTGGTGTCCAGAAGCATTGCTGTAGGGGCCTGAATGTAATATTAATCCGGACAGGGTGATACTGTAAGGCAAGTAAGGGAAGATAGAGACCGGGATTCTTACAGAACCAAAATTGAAGAGGAACATAGAGTTTGAGGGGTCCAATCAGTGTAGGTTGAGAGTATCCGTCCACTTTGCCAATCATATCATAAAAACCAAACTTCTGTGACTCGGTTGTGGTGAGATTCGACCAGATCTCCATCCATTCTCCAGTCTGACGGTCAATCTCCTGTTCGCCGATAGTCACTGTGATCTCTTGAATGAGTGCATGACCGATGGCATTCACATAGGCAACGGCCTCATCCGTAGTGGAGAGATGGAGTGTAGGGAGTGTAATCTCTAAAATACAGGGGCCGAGTAAATCTCCACTCCGAGGAACCAGCCAACTGATTTTTTTTCCAAAATCAGGTTCATTGTCTGAATACATTTCAACGGCTTCGACGGCAAAATTCGTATGACGACGATAGACAAACTTAAACCATGTAATCTGAGGGTTTCCCGTCAAGAACACGTCCTGTTTTCCAACTGCGACGAGTTGTAATAGACCACCGTTGCCAGTCATCTCGCGGCGCTTCTGAATGATGGAGTGATTCTTAGTAGAAGGTAGTAGCGCGATGGATCCTCGCATGTATAACAAAAAGGGCTATGACATGGATTTAACGGTGCTCCGGTCACTTTTTGCACTTGATCCTAACACAAACATTCCAATTAGTACAAATTGGTTTCTTACGGCCGATGGAATTGGTGGTCTTCAATGGGAGAGTATGGCATGGTACATGAGTACCGTAAGCATTTCAAATATACAGATGTTAGATACAACACCTACGAATAATCCTTATCGTCATAATATTACAATTACAAATGGTGGACTCTATGTTGATGGTGCCCCTGTCGTTGGCTCGGGTCTCAGTATTGTTCAACTTGCCAGTAGTCTTCAAGGTCTTGGTACATATGGATATATAAGCACTCTGAGTCTCTACAGCACTGTGGCTGGACTTGGTACAGCTGGATATGTGAGTTCAGCAACACTGAATAATACTGTGATAAATCTTGGTACAACAGGTTATGTAAGTACACAGAGTCTTTATAGTACAGTGGCTGGACTTGGCACAGCAGGGTATGTCAGTACTGCACAGTTTAATAGTTTCTCTAATTTTATCTATAATCCTATTACATATATCTCCTCTGGAAATCTAAATAGTACAACAACAAATCTGTTCGGATATATTCAAGGTATAATAAATTCACAGGGGGATGGATCTGTTAGTAGTTTTACTGTGAATGGAACTGCAAACTTCTATTCAACCCTTTCTGTTGGAACTTTTTACTATATTAATGGAAACATCTCAACGCTCAGCACAAGCATTGGAGATACAATTGTAAATTTAGGAACAACTCCTGGTTATCTCAGCAGTTTGAACGGCCTATCATTGAGTACAGGAATGATTGGGCTCTCAAGTATTAACTTTATGGATACAGTAACAGGTGTGAAACAGCTTGTTGCTGTGACAAATGGTATCTTTCAAGTGAATGGAGCCTCCATTACAGGAGATGTGAGTAAGGGAGATCTAACTTCGACTGTGATTGGACTTGGCACAGTTGGATATGTCTCTACACTAAATATAGTTGGACTTGTCAGTACTGCAAATCTAAGTGGCTTTATCAGCACAGCAAACCTTGGCGGACTTGTGAGTAGTCAAAACCTGGCTGGACTTATCAGTACTGCAAATCTAGCAGATTTAGTTAGCACTGCAAATCTATCTGGATTGATAAGTACACAGAATCTAGATGGTCTTGTAAGTACAGCCAATTTGGCAAAGTTAATCAGTACTGCAAATCTAGCAAATCTAGTGAGTACAGCAAATCTAGCAAATCTAGTGAGTACAGCTAATCTGGTAGGCTTAGTAAGTAGTGCAAATTTAAGGGGTCTATTGAGTACATCATTCTTTGATGCGCAGATAACAAGTAGTCTTAATGGCTTAGGTACTCTTGGATATATATCTAGTTATAATACAAAAACATTTAGCACAGGAACCGTACAAACATCATCAATTACATTTTTAGATGTAACTATACCGCCAAATGCAAATGCAGGCCTACCAAGTCTATTATATGTAAGTGCGGGAAAACTTCTCTTTAACGGAGCTCTTGCATCAGGACCCAGTACAACAGCAGGTGTTTCACAGATTATTCCAGGTCCTGGTATCTCAGTTAATCCAACAGTCGGCACAGGTGTAGTGACTCTTACAGCAAATACTACTCTTCTTGATTCACCGCTTACAAGTACCCTCAATGGACTTGGAACGGCTGGATATATCTCCTCCTCGCAATTACAGAGTTCAGTGGTTGCATTAAAACAGAGTTTTTTTGTTGTGAATGGAAATACACTCTATATTCAAGGCTCTGGGAATACGCTAACTGTCAGTAGTTTAGCCAGTATCGTCTACTTGAGTTCTTTTCTCCAATCTACTATAACCTATAAGGGTTCAAACGGAAACATTGCTCCAAAATGGACTGTAGGCACACAACCAATCTCTTTTACCACGGCAAATCTACAATTAGATTCCTTCTCTACATTAATTACATCGAATGCAACAGTAAATATTGAAGTTCTCGGTAATTTTATGTTTAGTCCATTAGCACTTCCTCAAACTCCTGTGCCAATTTACATGTCAAGTTTTGTTCAGAGTGGAGTAACCGGCAATAGTAATTATCTGAGTAGTCAAATGTTTCAAACGATGTTCTTCCCTACGAATTATAACAGTGGAGCGGCAGGTGGTCTCTATGGAAATATAAGTAATTACTTTGCTCCAAAGATTAAAATGAGTATTCCTGGATCTGTACTACAGAATTTCTATCCAAATGCGCCGCTCGTCTTAGGACACTATCTTCCGAATGCTGTAACACTCAATACAACACAGGGTTTCCTAAATTCAAATGCGACTGTCTTTTTTGGTTCAACAAACTCCGTTTTTATTTCAGTTCAAAATATGCCTTAGAGTAGGGAATGCATAAGCGGACATATGACACAGATGAAATAACTCTTCGTAAGGTCTATGCGCTATCTACAAATAATCAGTTTGTTCCTGCAATGAATGTACTCACTGCTGACGGTGCAGGTGGAACTTATTGGGCGATTCCTAGTACACTCGGCTACAATCCGAGTTTTAACCAAATTGCAACGGATGCTGGGACCTTTACGGCAAATCTTCCGTATAATACATTTACGCTCAGTCAAGGTGGTGGCATTGGTTTTGTTCAAGGCGCTGGTACAAATCAGATGTATATCTATTCAAAGGGGTTTAATCAGATTAATACGGTCGGTGGAAATACTCTTTATGGCTTTTCAAATAATGTCACAACACCTACTCTAAATTTTGCAGGAGCTGGTGGTATTAGTCTTCAAGCAAATCCAGTGACAAATACACTAACCTTTACAGGTAATGGAATTCCTATCAGTACTACACTTAATAGTTTTCAGAGTATAAAGATCTTTCCGAGCCTCTCTACCCCAACTACACCAGCCTCGCTTATTTCATCGCTTGGTGGAGCAACTACACTCTATGCAAATAATTACTCTTCAATTCTAACCTTGGCTGGAACAGGTCAAATTAGCCTCACACCTGATTATCTAAATAATACTGTATATCTTGGATTAAATGCAAGTACACTTGTAACATCAAATCTAACAACACAGATTGTCAGTAGTGCGTCTGTCTATACATCAACATTGACTCTTTTAGATTTAGTAGGTGGATATCCAAAGAATCTCTATTCCTACAATGGAAGTCTCTTTTTGAATGGCATAAATATTAATCAAACAGGTGTTGCTACAGTAGCACAAATTTACGGAGGTAGTAACATTGTACTCACAGGTGATACTCCTGGTCTTGGCAATGTTGTAGTGAATGTCGATACAAGTTTCTTAACAAGTACTGTTATAGGTCTTGGAACCGCTGGCTATATTAGTAGTTGTGGAACAATTAATGCAACTGGCCTTGTAAGTACAGCGAATCTGGCAAATTTTGTTAGTACTTCTTATTTGGCCACTCAACTTGGTTCTACTGTAGTTGGCCTTGGTACAGCAGGGTACCTTAGTTCATTCAACAGTAAGTCTATGAGTACAGGCACAGTCTTTACATCATCAATTAGTTTTATTGATACTACATTAAATACAGTACAGCTTTTGGCTGTAAATGGTGGAACTCTGCAACTCAATGGCGCTGCAATCACTGGTGGTAGTGTAGGGCTTCCTGCAGGATTAGTGAGTACTGCAAACTTAGTAAATTTAGTGAGTACATCTTATTTAGGCACTCAGCTTGGTTCAACTGTAATAGGCTTAGGAACAGCGGGATATATAAGTAGTTTAGTTATATCAAATGTAAATATTCCTACTTCAACCTGCAATGTATGGATAGCGGTAGGAGATAGTAGAACAAGTTCTGAAAGTACAATTATACGAAGTACAGATGGACAGAGTTTCAATTTATATGCAGCATCTGGTGGATTTGCTACAGGAGACGGATATGGTGGACATGGTATAGCCTTTAATGGTTCAAGGTGGGTTGCTGTGGGATACGGAGCGAATCCAATTCAATACAGTGACGATGGAAACAATTTTAACAATGCATCACAGAGTGGATTTAATACAACTGCATCAGCAGGTGGTGGTACAGCAGTAGGATGGAATGGAAGTCTCTGGGTTGCAACTGGATATGGTTCGAGTGTTATTCAAACTAGTTTAGATGGTAAAATATGGAATACATTCGATAGTATACCAACTCTACTATATGCTACATGTGTACTTTGGACTGGAAAGTATTGGTTTGTAGGTGGAGATCGAAATGGTGGATCAAATGCTATAGTAAGAAGTGAAACAGGTACTTCTTGGACTGGAGTGGGTATAATGAATTTAAATGTAGCATATGGGCTTGCGTGGAATGGGATTTTTTTAATTATTGTGGGAGAAAGTAGTGGACATACACCAATTCAATACGGAACGATTGATATAAATGGATATATAACTTCTGTCGATGTAAACCCCCTACCTGGAACACCTACCACAGTTAGTTCTGTACTTTGGAATGGAACCTATTTTGTTGCAGGATTAACAACAAATACTATCTTGTATAGCACGGATGGAATGAACTGGACGGCAAATAGTGGAATGCCAACAGGTTCCACTGAAGCTGCACTTCTCTGGGATGGAGCAAATTTTTTTGCTGTTGGTAATTGTAATACAATTATTACAGGAAATTCAGTATTGACAAGCTGGAATACAGTATCTGGAGGTCTTGGATTTTCATCCAGTGGTTTTGGAATTGCGTATTCATCCAATACAACATATTCTTATCAGCAATCAAATCTTGTAATCTTACCTCAATCAATTCCACTCTATTTGAAGCCTGGCAATCAACTACTTGCATTAAGTAATGCCCTTGTGATTAATAATACACTAACAATTAATAATTCGGGAACACTCGATGCGGTTAGTACTTCAAGTTATGGAAATTTTGTAGGAATAAATAAAACGAACCCATTATTTCAATTGGATGTGGGTGGTGAAATAAATGCGAGTATTGCACTTTTAGCAAACGGTGTAACCTATACATCGGATCGACGCATTAAGACAGACATACAAGATGCCAACTTAGAAATGTGCTATTCAAATCTAACACATCTACCACTTCGTTCATTTGGATATATCAGTTCATTTAGTGATACAAAAATAGATAAACATCAGATTGGATTTATTGCGGATGAACTCAGTACAGTTTTTCCTAAATCCGTACATCTTGCAAATGTTTCTGTGGAAGGATTTAGTACAATCTACTTTGTAAATTATGAACAGATTCAAATGGCACACTATGGTGCTACTCAGTATATGGCAACTCTCTTAGAAAATCAGAATTCCACTATTGTGGGTCAAAATGTTGTACTTGAAAGTCTTCAAGATCAAGTAGCCAGTCTTTCAACTGCAGTGGGTACTTTACTCTCAAGATAAAAACTTTGTAGATAGGAGGAGATGTCATCGAGAAAAACATACGACACAGATATAATTACTCTGCGTCGTATATTTGCTGTTACACCAGGAACAAATGCCCCGATTCCAGTAGGAAATATTTTAGCTACCACAATAACGGGTGAAGCACAATTTACAACACAAATAAATGTTTGTACAATTAAAACCTCTACAATTAATGCTAATTTTGGAAATTTTATAAATGGTGTATATGGTACATCCGACCGTCGTATTAAAACAAACATAGTTGATGCTAATTTAGAAAGATGTTACTCAACAGTACGTGATCTTCCACTACATTATTTTGGATTTATTAGTTCATTTAGTGATATAAAAAGAGATAAAAATCAATTAGGATTTATAGCAGATGAAGTAAGTACAATTTTTCCAAAGTCTGTCTTTATAGATTCAGTTACAAATACAACATTTAGCACAATTCAACTTGTAAATTATGAACAGATTCAAATGGCACAGTTTGGTGCAACTAAATATATGGCAAATTTACTAGATCAACAGAACTCTACTATTGTAGGACAGAATGTTATGCTCTCACAACAAGCCTCTACATTACATGCGCATTCAAGTCAAATAAATCATCTTACAGATTTATTTCAAAATTTTTTATCACGGTAGGTATTTTGACAGTATTTCTATTATCTAGTAGGGGTCGATGAGCCAACATAAGACATATGACACAGATATTATAACCTTACGACGCATATTTGCTGCGTCGCCTGGTTCTAACTTGCCTATACAACCAAATTTAGTTTTAACAACCGGTGAATACGGCGAAGCAGCATTTATTGATCCACTTAGCATATCTTCTATAAATGCTCTTAGTTCGTTTGTGAGTATACTTCCGACAGCAATTTCATCTCTTTCAAGTGTAATCGGCCAAGGTGGAGGTGGCGGTGGGGGTGATATTTATAATATAGATACTGCATCAACTGTCTATGCCTATGGTACTACAAATATTTCATCTGCTGTGAATGTATATTTAAATCCAACAGGTCTTTCTAGTCAAACAATTAGTGCTGGAAATATTTTTGTATCAAGTGTGAATTTTATTGATTCAGGTACACTTGGAATTGGATTTCTTACAGTCAGTTCAGGAACCCTCTACTTGAACGGTTCAACCATTCAAGGAACAATTACAGCGGCAAATATTACCTCAACTGTGATTGGACTCGGTACAGCAGGATATCTTTCAACTGTACGACTTTCAGGCTTAGTGAGTACAGCAAATCTGAGCGGACTTGTAAGTACATCTTATCTTGCAACACAACTCGGCTCGACTGTTGTAGGTCTAGGTACAGCAGGATATCTCTCAAGTATTCCTAGTCTTGGAGGGTTTGTAAGTACAGCAAATCTGACTGGACTTATATCAACAGCGAACCTGGATGGACTTGTATCAAGTGCAAATCTAGCAGGGCTTCTCAGTACATCCTACTTAGCAACACAGCTCGGTTCAACAGTTATAGGCTTAGGCACAGCTGGTTATGTGAGCACCTCACAACTTCTCAGTACATCCTTTGGACTCTATCAACAGATACAGAGTTCACCTGGTGCTACTGTAACAACTGCTGTGCTCACTTCAACTGTAATTGGATTAGGTACCGCAGGATATGTAAGTACATCACAGCTTCTCAGTACATCCTATGGACTCTATCAACAGATTCAAAGTGGACCAGGAGGTGTAACACCTGCAAATCTTACATCAACTGTGATTGGATTAGGTACAGTAGGATATCTATCAAGTGCGGCAGGGCTTGTAAGCACTTCCTATCTTGCAACACAGTTCACTTCCACTGTAATTGGTCTAGGAACTGTAGGATATCTATCTACTACACTCTCCACTACACGGTACCCTTACCTATCTGTAAATACTCTCTCTGTTGGTCAAATCATTGCGTCCTCTATCACGGTAACTCAGACTCTTTTTGCAGGAACACTCAGCTCAATCAATATTGATGCAGCAGTTATTGGTGTTGTAGGGCAAACAAGCTTTTATGGTGATGGAAGCCATCTACAGAATCTGACAGGTGCAAATATTACTGGAACATTGCCTTATACTGTCTATGGAAACCAGACAATTCCACTTGGAGCGATTAATCCCTTGGGAAATCTAACGATTACAGGAGATCTGAATGCGGCAAATTTGGTCGGCTTAGTCAGCACTTCTTATTTTGATACGCAACTGACATCAACTGTAATAGGTCTTGGTACGGCTGGATATATTTCAAGTGCAACAACTAGTGCAGTAATTCCTGGAGGATTAGTCAGCACGGCCAACTTGGCTGCTTTAGTGTCAACGTCTGCTTTGAATAACGCACTTACATCAACTGTGATTGGACTTGGTACTGCCGGCTATTTATCGTCTGCAGTTGTAGCCTCTCTTCCTGGAGGATTGGTGAGCACGGCTAACTTGGCTACTTTACTATCAACGTCTGCCTTGAATAATGCACTTACATCAACTGTTATTGGACTTGGTACTGCCGGCTATTTATCCTCTGCACTTGTAACACTTCCTGGAGGATTGGTGAGCACGGCTAACTTGGCTACTTTACTATCAACGTCTGCCTTGAATAACGCACTTACATCAACTGTGATTGGACTTGGTACTGCCGGCTATTTATCGTCTGCACTTGTAACACTTCCTGGAGGATTGGTGAGCACGGCCAACTTGGCTACTTTAGTATCAACGTCTGCCTTGAATAATGCACTTACATCAACTGTGATTGGACTTGGTACTGCCGGCTATTTATCCTCTGCAGTTGCAATACTTCCTGGGGGATTAATCAGTACAGCAAATTTAGCAGGACATATTTCCACTGCGAATCTAACAAACTTGGTATCAACTTCATACTTGGCGACACAACTTGGCTCTACTGTAATAGGTCTTGGCACGGTAGGCTATCTCTCTTCCACGCAATTTAATTCTCTACAAGTGAATTCTCTCTCTTCAGGTCAAATCGTTGCCAGTTCAATTACTGCAAAAACGCTTAGTTCTGTTAATGTAGTGGCTCAAAGTATCGGTGTTACAGGAGCAACTAGTTTTTATGGTGATGGTACATACATACAGAATCTAAATGGTGCAAATGTAACTGGAACCCTTCCTTATACAGTGTATGGAACTCAGACAATACCACTTGGAGCGATTAATCCACTTGGAAATCTAACCATTACTGGAAATATTACTGCGGCTAACTTGTATGGATTAGTCAGTACACAATACCTGGCAACACAACTCGGTTCCACTGTAATAGGTCTTGGTACTGCTGGCTATGTCAGCACAGCAACACTACTAAGTACCTCGGCTGGACTTGCTGCACAAATTCAAGCAGCCGCAGCAAGTGTTACTACAACTCAACTCACATCTACTGTAATTGGACTTGGCACTGTTGGTTACCTCTCCACAATTGTTTGGGGGTCTATTGTATCAACTGCAAATTTGGCGGGATATATTAGTACAGCAAATCTTGCGAATTTAGTAAGTACAAACTATTTTGCTACGCAACTTGGTTCCACTGTGATTGGTCTTGGAACTGCTGGGTATGTGAGTAGTTCACAACTCTTGAGTACTTCTATTGGATTAACTCAATATATTAGCAGTTTTATTGATCCAACTGAATTAACCAGTACTGTTATAGGTCTTGGTACGACTGGTTTTGTTTCAAGTATTGGATTTGCAACAAATCTTACATCCACTGTTATTGGTCTTGGTACGGTTGGTTATCTCTCAAGTATTCCTATTCTTGGAGGTCTTGTCTCTACTGCTAACTTGGCTACTTTACTATCAACGTCTGCCTTGAATAACGCACTTACATCAACTGTGATTGGACTTGGTACTGCCGGCTATTTATCGTCTGCACTTGTAACACTTCCTGGAGGATTGGTGAGTACAGCCAACTTGGCTACTTTAGTATCAACATCTGCCTTGAATAACGCGCTTACAT